TTCTGGATGCGAAACAGAAGGAACTTGAGGCGGCTGCGCTCAACAAACAGCCTACTCTGACTACTGGTTCGCCTCCGACCGCACAGGGAGCCGATCTGGAAGCACTGAACAAACAGCGCAGATACTTCGGCTTACCGCCTATTAAACAATAAAGGAGTAATGAGAAATGGCTACTACTGTTTCCCCCGCCATTGCTAATAGCATTGGCCTTGCGTCTGAATATCTGCCTCTTCTGGACGAAGTTTATAAGGCAGAATCCAAGACCGCAATCCTCGATACCGCCCAGGACATGGTTCGCTGGTCTGACGAGTATCATACGTTTTATCTGTTCGAGACTGATATGGTCGGCCTGGGTGACTACTCCCGCAACGGCGGCTTTGTCCGTGGCGATGTGACCGCTCAGTGGAGAGCCTACGAGCCTCAGTGGGATCGTGGTCGGCAGTTCCTGATCGACCGCATTGACAATGCTGAGAGCATGGGCATGGCGTTCGGCACTCTGTCCGGCGAGTTCATGCGGACGAAGGTTGTTCCCGAAACCGATGCAGTGCGTTTCGCAACCTATGCCACGAACGCTGCCTCCGCAATGAAGACCACGGAAACCATCAGTTCGGGTGCGGCTGCTGTTGCGGCTATCGACCTCGGCACGGAGAAACTGGACGATGCGGAAGTCCCGTATGAGGGCCGTATCCTCTTCGTGAACCCGACCATGTACCGCTACCTCAAGGCGGGCATCACCCGTTACACCATGAACGGTGAGAACGGCATCGACTACAATGTCGAGATGTATGACTCCATGCGTGTCATTACGGTTCCGTCCGGCAGATTCAATACTGCTGTTACCCTCGGTCAGCCCACTGACCATGACGGTGCTGGCGGCTATACCGCTACTGGCAGCACGATCAACTTCATGATCGTCCATCCGACTGCCATTATGCAGGCTGTTAAGCTGGCGAATCCTCGCATCTTCAGCCCGGATGTTGTCCAGGAAGCCCAGGCTTGGATGTATGACTTCCGTCAGTATCATGGTGCTTGGGTTAAGCACCAGAAGGCCAACGGCATCTATCTGAATGCCCCGGCTGCTGTGTCTGCCTGATTAACCTAAAACGGGGAGAGCGGGATGTTCCTCTCTCCCCATCCTGAGGAGTGCTGACAATGACTGACGCTGAGAAACTGACGGTGATCAAGACGCTGCTGGATGACGGCGGCGAGATGCCCAGTGATGAAAAACTGAACACTTACATCCAGATCGCCGGACAGGAGATTCTGGCGTGGAAGTATCATCTGGTCGGCGGTGTGCCGGAGGATGTAACCGGGATCCCAGCGGCAGATGATGTAACTCACATCTATGCTGTCGTAGCTGGTTATACTCATGCCGGGTCTGAGGGCGAAAGCCATCATGTCGAGAACAGCGTAACTCGAACCTTCATATATGAGGATATGGTCGGGTATATTCGCAATCATGTTCTTCCGTATGTGAGAGTTGGTGCTGTCACTTGAGAACACTTCAGCGTAACAAGCGGACGATCTGGTACGCACTGTACAACGGTGTGACCGAGGTTGTTGACGAGGATGGGAACTACACTGGTGAGCAAGAGGTAAGCTATGGCGAACCGATTCAAGCCAGGATGAATGTTTCCGGTGGTCGAGGACAGGCCGAGATCGAGTTGTTCGGTGTGGACAATCCCTTCACCCGGACGGCTGTCACCGATGACCTCGACACCCCGTTCAACACGGACACCATCTTCTGGTTCGAGGCCGATCCTCTCATCGACCCACACAATTACCGCTGCACAGGGGTTGCGAGGACTATCAATCAGGTGGTCATCGCACTTGCGGAGGTAGATATTACCGATGCGGACAATAACGATTGAACTATCAAGTGAAGGATGTCAAAAGGCTCTTAAAGAACTGGAAGCGTATCAGAAGAATATAGTTCCGAAACTCGATGAGGTGTGCAGACGATTAGCTGAAATCGGTGCTGATGAAGCACGAAGAAGGTTTAATCGTGGTGATCATGGGAACAATCAAGTATTTGTTTTTCCTCCTATTAAGATATCAAACGGATATAAGATTGTTGCCGCTGGAGAAGATGTGTATTTCATTGAGTTTGGTACTGGTTTTAATGCTGGTACGGCATATGGCGATAAAGGCGTACCGCCATCTGTTTCTGTTCCTGTGCATCCCGGTTCTTGGTCTGAGGAACACGCAAAAGCGTTTTCAGAGCATGGATACTGGTATTATGCTGGTGAGAAACTGCAAGGTACTGAAGCGGAAATGCCGATGTACTATGCAGAAAAAGCAATTCGAGAAAACGAAAAGCGTGTTTTCGAGGAGGTGTTCGGTAGGAAATGAAATATTCAAGGAATGCCGTGTACACCCGTGTGGTCAATGCGATTAAGGCTGAGTTCCCGAATGCGAACTGCACAAGCAGATATGTTCCGAAACCAGCTACCTTCCCGGCCTGTTACATCCATGAGATTGATAATATCCGTCCTCCTCAGTACACACAATTAGACTTCCAGGACATCCAATGGGAGTCTGTGTTTGAGATACAAGTTGTCAGCAACAAATCAGGGACAGCCGCAACAGAGGCATACAACATCTTTGCTGTTGCCGAAGCGGCATTTAGTGAGCTCTATTATCGTAGATTTCAGCAGACCACAGTTGATGATGGTACGAAATTTACGGTCATCGGCAGATATCGCCGTCAAATTGGTGGTGGCGATGTGATGCCGCCAACTACATAAACAAAGGAGATAATGCACTATGGCTAATGCTGTATCGACTGCCGGAATGCTTCTGAAGTATGCTGTCGAGACCACCAAAGGCACAACGCCTACCACTGGTTTCACGACCATTCCCGGCTGCAAAGCCATCCCGGCCCTGTTTAATGATCCCAATACCCTTCAGTCCACGCCTCTGAGTGCTACCAAGAACCACACCTATATCGAGGGCCTCGGCGATTCCGGCGGTGCGATTGCCATCACGGTCAATGACTATGATGAGTTCCGTACTGCGTGGGAAGCCTGTGTGACTGCCTATGAGGGGCTGACTGGTGGCAAGGAAATGTGGTTCGAGATCGCATATCCTACCGACAGCGAACTCGACAGTTTCTACTTCCCCGGCAAACCGCTGCCTCTTGGCTTCGGTGGTGCGGATGTCGATTCCGTGCTGGAGAACAATGCGAACATCGTCCCGACTGGTGACTACAAGTTCGCAGCCGCTTCTACCTGATAAGCAAAAATGGGGCGGCATAATACCGCCCCTTATCATGAATGAGTAAAGGAGATCGAGATGGCTAACAAGAAGAATGAGAGTCTGAAACCGATGGTCATTACCGACCCGGAAAACGGCAAAGAGTATGCGCTGGAGTTCAACCGCAAGTCTGTGTCCAAGACGGAACAGGCTGGGTTCAATATCAACCTGATCGATCAGCAGAGCATGACGATGATCCCGCTCATGTTCTGGGGTGCGTTCCAGATGCACCATCCGTACATGACCAGAGAGCAGACAGACAAGATCCTGTTCGATGGCCTCGGCGGTCTGAATGAGGACGAACTGGGGTATCTCGGAAGACTGTATGCCGCTCCGTTTGAGAGCCTCATTGCAAGTGAGGATGAATCAAACCCTCGCAAGATGGCGGTAAAGTTTTAAACGAGCAAACCGAATCGCCAAAAACATATAGTGAAATTTTTGAGGAGGTCTTTCCACAATACCTCGTTATGGGAATGTCATATGAGCAGTATTGGGAAGGGCATCCTCTTTTAACAGTTGCTTACCGAAAAGCGTATAGGCTTAAGAGAGAGTTAGAGAATGAACAGGCATGGTTGCAAGGGTTATATGTCTACGATGCATTTGCAGTGTGCCTATCGAATCTGTTTAGGAAGTCTGGTTCCAAGAAGCAGAATTATTTTGAGAAGCCAGTAGATATCTTCCCGTTGACAGAGCAAGAGAAAGAGAATCGAGAAAAGGCTGAGTATGCAAAGATGCAGTCAGCTATGGAGGCGATGATACGGAAGCAACAACGGAAGAAGAAACAAAAGGGTGAGAAATAATGGCTGACACTCTTGAAAGTCTTGAAATAGAAGTAGTACATAGGTCTGCTGGTGCTGGTACTGCTATTGGTGCTGTTACCAGGGCTGTGTCTGGCCTTGGTAGAGCCATTGATAATGCGTTACCGAAACTTAAGGACTTCGCCAATACTCTTGGTGCTGTTGGTGCTGCTTTTACATATAACGATAACCGTGGAAGTACGTTCAATAAGACTGTGCAGACTGTTAAACAGACTGCGGCGTCTGCTGCTAAAGCAACCGAGCCGATGTCTGAAGGTATGCAGATGCTTATTAAGGGTGCTACTCGGTATGCGGTTCTTCAGCAAAAGATTACATCCGGCAATGAGAGAATGCAAGAAGCATTCGATAGTGGCGATGAATCTGCTGCCTGGAAAGCCCGTGAGCAAGTTATAAATGCAGAGGTTCAAGCGCAAAAGGAATATGAGCGTCTTCATGCCAACGATAATAAAGGCCCACTGAGCAAAAGTATGCAGGATGCGATATCTTCTGCAAAAGAGGCAGATATCGTTACTGCGAGAATTGCTCAACTCAAAGCAGAATTACAGTCTGCATTTGATGCAGGAGATGCCAACAAGGCATATTCGATCCGTGGGCAAATTCTTAGGCTTGAAGAGTCTCTTAACAAGACCTCGGAATCTGCTAAGAAATTCCAAAGTGCAATTCAGTCTGGAATTGTCCGAGCCATGCAGAATGCGACCAAAGCTGTGTCTCGATTCGTCCGTGGTGCATTGCGTCAACTCGGTGAAGGAATTAAGGAACTTGGCAGTCATCTGAAAATTACGCTTCCTACGCTTTCTAATATATTTAATTCTCTAAAACGTATTGCTTTTTACAGAGTAATACGAACAGCTATTAAAGCTATTGGCGAAGCGTTTAAGGAAGGTTCTGAGAACGCTTACTGGTTTTCCAGAGAGTTTGGCACTGCTACGCACTATATCTCCGAGGCATATGATTCGCTTGCCTCTAGCAGTTTCCAGATGAAGAACCAGCTTGGTGCGGTATGGGCTACGTTGATAGCAACTATCCAGCCTGTGATTGAGCAGATTATTGCTTTGGTACAACGGGCGGCTGAGATCGTCACGCAGTTCTTTGCCATCCTCGGCGGTAAGTCAACCTACCTCAAAGCGGTAAGGGTAGCCAAGCAGTGGGCAGACGCTACGGATAAGGGTGCGAAAGCTGCAAAAGAATGGCGTAATCAACTGCTCGGTTTCGATGAGATTTACAGACTGGAAGCACCTTCCGATTCCGGTTCTGGCAAGACCGATGACACACCTGATTACGGCACGATGTTCGAGGAAGCCCCTGTTGAAAATTACTTGAAAGACCTGATGGATGCTTTCAAGAACGGGCAGTGGGCTGAACTCGGAAAGATGCTTGCGGACAAGCTGAATGGCTTGGTCGATTCGATAGATTGGAGCGGTTGGGGTCAGAAGATCGGTGAGAAGATCAATGCCGCAATCCAGACCATCTACGCATTCTTGAAGAATGTTGATTTCAAGAACATCGGTCGGTCACTTGCAGAAGGTTTGATGGGCATGATGGATGCCATCGATTTCGAGACTGCTGGTCGGCTGTTCGTCCGTAAGTTTACCGCACTCCTCGATTTCATCATCGGGTTTGTTACCGCTCCTGGATTCTGGGAGAAACTGGCAAAGGCTATCGGTGATTTCTTGCACGGTGCGTTCTTGGAAGCCTCAGAGTGGCTGTCTGAGAATAACCTTGCGGATGTTATAGCTAAGGTGGGTCAGGGGCTTCTCGGCGTCCTCCAGCGTGTTGCTGAAGAGGTTAAAGAGCATAAGGATGTATTCGTGCAGATCGGAAAGCAAATCGGTGAAGGTCTTGCAAACATTCCTTGGTGGGAAATCTTGAAGACCATTGCAGATATCTTGTGGACGGTCTTTAAGAGCCTCGTTATTGATGGCCTGTTCAGCACGGGTGGAGGCAAAATCTTCCTTGGCTTGGTTGCGGCAGTTGGTGCGCTTAAGCTGGCGTTCACGATGGCAAGCCCTGTGATAGAGGCTGGCATTGCGATTCTGGCTAAGAACATTGCACAGGCTCTGCTCGGAGTTCCGGCGGCAGCTACTGCGGCTGGTGAGGCAACTGCACAAGCGGCATCTGCGGCTGGCCCGACAATCGGTGCTGGCCTTGGTACTTGGACAGCGGCGGCAACAAAATCACTTACTGAGTTCACTGTTGCTGGTAAAACGATTCTTACTGGTGCGGCGGCTACATTCGCTACTGGTGCGCTGGCTGTTAGTGATGCTGTCCTTGTTGCGTATGATGTAAAGGCTCTTAAAGAAGCCGCACAAGTATACAAAGATCAAGGCGAAGCAATCAACAATCAAGTAAAGACTAATAAAGATGGATTCATCAAGATTCTTGATGAGCAAGGGAGAGAAGCCGCAGATAAATACGCTGAGTCTGTTCTTGGCGTAAAAACTTACGGAAAAGAATATCAACAAGCACTTGATACCATTGAAAAGGAAACTAGAAAGCAGTATGAGGGTCTTCCCAAGAGTATGTGGGAAGGTGCAAAGCAAAACTGGGACTATTATTTCGGCAAAGGCAGCCAAGGCGGTTTGGTTGTCTTGATGGAAGATTCTTTCCGCATGGCTGTTGATGGCGTTAAACAAATGCTCGGAATTAACTCGCCGTCAAAAGTGTTTGCAGATATTGGAAAGAACCTTGTAGATGGACTTAAACAGGGATTCCAAGGTGCGTGGAACTCGTTCTCGTCTTCCGTTAAATCGCTTGTTAGTAGCATTGTTCAGACTATAAGTTCAAGCATTTCAAATGCCGTGTCAAGCGCTTGGAGTAAGGTTTCCCAGTTTGTGTCGAATGCGAAAAGTGATTTGTCGAATATTACTTCATCGATATCGAACAAAGTATCCAGCGTTGTGTCATCGGTTAAGAGTTCGTTGAGGCTTTATGCAGATGGTGGTTATCCCGGTCAGGGGCAGTTGTTTGTCGCGCGGGAAGCTGGCCCGGAGTTGGTAGGAAACATCGGCGGTCGGACAGCGGTTGCTTCTAACGATGATATCCTTGATGGCATTCGCCAAGGCGTGTATGAGGCTGTCTCTGCGGCTATGGGTGGCGGTTACGGCTCACAGGATATTCGAGTATACCTTGACGGCAGAGAGATCAGAGCAAGCCAGAGACGGCTTGACAGAGCAGTGGGGTGATAACATGACAGTTGAGATTATGAACGCAAGTTCCCAATACGTTGACATCACCCCATACATTGCTTGGCAAGGGCTGACATTTTCCAAACAGGATGTTGATGGCCCAGATGCCGGACGCACGATGGATGGACGGATGCACAGAGACAGGGTGGCGATAAAGGAGAAGATGCAGATAAAGACCGTTCCTCTCGGTAAAGATAAGATTGCTCTTCTCCAGACCCTCCTCGACCCGGAAACCCTGACGGTGAGGGTGAACCCGTATCCGAAAACGAATGCGTCAAAAGTGATGACGATGTACACGAACAACGTGTCCACACAACATATTATCCACAGGAGTAACGGGGATGACATCCAATCCATGTCATTCCCCCTGATTGAAGTATAAGAGGTGTATACGCATGAGAGAAACTTCTGCGCTATACAAATCAATAAGAGGCACACCCGGTTATCACTATAACGTGAACGTGATATGCAATGAGACTGAAGAAGTCTATGGTATGGATAAACTGAAGTCTGTGCATATCAAACCGATGCTGTTTGCAGAGAATGGGCCGAGCATTGGCAACGCCTGTTCGACAGAGTGTGATATTGTTCTCAGAGAAGATTCTGAAAACTGGCCTCGCATGGCAAGTTTTGAGGTGAAGATCCAGATCATGTCCGAGGACAACACTCAGGTTTCTGAGTGGCTGTCGATGGGTACGTTCTTCACAGATGAACGGGCATACACTGCGTCTGGCGATCTGTCCATTATCGGGTTCGATTCAATGCTTAAGATGGAACAAAGCTGGACGGATAAGATTACGCCTCCACTGAACTGGCCTGTTACCGCAAGCGCATGGTGCAACATGATCGAAACCGCCGGGATTGCGGAGTTCGACAGCAGAAACATTATAAACAATGTGGTTGCGTTTATCGGTCTGGACACAGCATCCACGGTTAGAGATAAATTGAAAGATATCGCAGCCGCTCATGGTGGAAACTGGGTGATGACCGAGGAAGGGAAACTTCGGTTGATTCCGATCACGAATCCCGGTTCATATGATAGTGCTATTGCAGGTCTTGCTATTGCTGGTATTGCAGTTGTTGGTACAAGCGGCGGTGGAGGCGGTTCTGATTCTGGCGTATTCCCGATTGGGATGAATATGCGCTCGTTCTCCAGTAACACGCCTCTGGATGGAATCACTGGTGTTATTTTGCAAACGGAAGGTGGTTCTGTTTCTACCGCCGGAACAGATACCGGGTATGTGCTGAGAGGAACGTGTAACTTCGCAAGTTCAGATGGCGTTGCTGGTATCTGCTTGGCAAGAACTTCCGGGTATGTTTATCGTGGCTTTGATGCTGTGACGGCATATCTCGATCCGGCATATGAGGTTGGCGATTATCTTCTCCATGAGGAAATACCATACCAGATGATGACCATCACATGGAATATCAATCACCGACCGACTGCGGATATCTCAGCCCCGTATGAGGAGGAAATCGACCATGAGTATGAGATCATAAGCGAAAGTGCGAAAACCCTTCGGAAAGTTGACGCCAAACTTCTCGACTATCCGACCAATGCGGTGATGGAATCCGCTATCCGGCAGTCTGCTGAATCAATAGAGTTGAGTGTGTCGGAAAACTATTACGACAAGGATACTGTTGACAGTATTCAACAAGGGAACGAATCGCAGTTCACGCTTACCAGTCAGCAGATTCAAGCGATGCTCAGTCAGATTTCCACGGTCGAAGGTGAAGTACATAGCATAAACTATTATGTTCGGTACGAAGTAATTGAGGGCATCGGGACTGTTATTGTCGGTCAGACAGATTCTCTTGCAGAACTCCATATCACGAATGGTCAGATCACTATGGTTTATAACGGAGAAGCGGTCAGCTACTGGAACCAGAACCAACAGTACACACCAAAGAAATTGGAGATCCCTGTTGGCGGCAGTTTGAAGCTCGGCAATGTGCAATGGCAGCCGAGAACAAGCGGCAACCTCAGTGTTTTCTTAGTAAATTCTTGAAGTTGGTGATTTGAATGGATTGGTATATAAAACCAAGCACGTTTCCATCTTTTACATATGGAGGAGCAACTTTTACTCCCAAAGCTACATATGACCAACAATTATTTTATTACTCAAATGGTTATCATTTTGGCGGTTCGGTATGTTGTTATAGCTGTTCTGTAGCAACCTCAAATTTTCCGGATTTCAAATACGAAATTCAGTATCTTTCAAATAATGTTGTTTCTGCTACAACAGGGCAATTTGCCGCCCATACTTTCGACACATCAAGTATTCATGAATTTTCTCTTTTAAGTGGCCCCGGGCTGTCCGATCCTTTTTACGATGGTCGGGCTTGCGTTCTTAGGTTTATTATCAGAATCAACGGCACTGCCGTTATGCAGAAAGATGTGCGTCTGTTCTCGCCGCCACAAGCAAGCAGAATTTCATTGAGTTACAGTGCATCCCAGCAAACAGGCAAGGTCTATAATGTGACTGTATCAGGTATGCAAGCAAACGCAAAAGCTAAACTTGAAATCAGGACGCTTGCATATTCAAGAAATGATGGTTCCGGCGGCAAACTATATACTTATGTTAACGGCTATTTAAATAGCGGGTCTACTATAGTAAAGGATTATACACTTAATTCTGCAATAAGCAGCTTCGGCTATTATTTCCCATATTACACAAATGTCGCACATGATTATAATGACGGCCTGATAAAGCTGATTTTCACTTTTGATATATCAGATGACCTCACTGGTTCTACGGACACATACACGCTTTCATATACGGGTATTACCTGGTCATATGTTAATCAGACTGATGGAAATGCTGGCCCTGTAATTACCTTACACGCCGTAACTTGCGTTCCGGCCAATGTCATGACAAAATACGGCAAATATGTGGGCGGCGGCATTACGCAGTTGACATTTGGATGGGCTTCTCAATGGAAGTATGGTAGTTCGTTTCAATCTGTTCAATATCAGTTATATAGTTCTGGTGGAACTCTAATTAACACCTGGACTTATAACAGCATAACCGCATTGAGCCTGAGTTTAACAAATACTTCTGATGCATCATACTATGTACGGGTAACAATAACGGCAAGCAATGGTGCTTCGAACGCAGCTACTTATTCAACGTTTGATGTTTATGGATATTCAATTCCTTATATAAGGAAACTTGAAGTACGCAGATGTAACCAAGACGGAACTGCAAATGACAGCGGTGCTTATTGTAGAATTTCGTGGGCATTTAAGGTCATACCGCTTGGAAACGTAAATACAAAAACAGTTGTTCTTACAGCACCTGACGGATCTCATACTTTTACGAATGAGGACTATGACAACCAAAACGGTTATTATTATATTTCTGTTGCCGATATAGAACATTCATATGCTATTTCTCTCAGCGTAACAGATGACTTCCAGACAGTCTCGAAGACAGTAAATGTTAGCACCGCAGGAGTTATCATGGACTTTCTCTATGACGGAAAGGGCATTGGGCTTGGTAAGGTAGCAGAGACAACCGAAATGGTAGAAGTGAATCCACAGTGGACATTCAAAGCGGACAAGATGACTTTCAAAGGGCAAGACCTGGAAACGATTCTTACTTCACTCGGCTATGTGTTCCCAACTTAAAAGAGGGGTGATATTTACATGGGATTAGTTAAACGAACGTATGTCGATGGCGAGACTGTCATAACGGCAGACAACCTCAACGATATACAAGATGAGATTATCCAAAACGCCTCGGACATATCCACGAAAGGAACGTATTCAAAACCTTCTGGTGGGATCCCGAGTACAGACATGACCACGGCGGTTCAGACATCTCTCGATAAAGCCGATACCGCATTGCAGAGTTCTGACATTGACAACACACTTTCTGTGACCGGAAAAGCCGCCGACGCGAAGAAAACCGGGGACGAGATTAGTGGTGTTAAGAACACCTTAAACCACAAAGCTGACGCCATCTACGACACTGCCAGCGGGGACATTGCCAGCTTCCCTGACGGTGCAGACGGCCTCCCGGTGAAAGACCTGACCGTGGGCATCGAGCCTGTTCAGGATTTGCATGGATGGGATTATCCGTTCCCTCCGGGTATATCTCCAAACATTATCTATAACGGTACGGATACTTCCAACGGGTATGAGAATAAAAAATATCTGAAGGAAGACGGAAGCACAGGGAGTGCTAATGACAACAACATCTCCGAGTATTTCCCGGTCTCAGGAAGCACTGTCTATACTATTTCTCAATGGACAGCAAATATGAATGCCGCATCTGTCGGATTTTATGACAGCAGTAAAGCGTTCATTTCTGGAGAAGCATTTTCACAAAGGTCTTCATTTCAGATTACATCCCCGGCAAATGCGGCATATTGTAGAATTACGCTATCTGCTGCTGATCACGTTCAGATGGAACTCGGTTCGACACCAAGTGATTATATGCCGTACAGTAACATCTGCCCCATCTCCGGCTGGACGGGTGCGAATGTAATCGGTGTGGGAGAGGCTTTCAGCGGATTTGAACAGGGCGCACTGAACGCCAACGGAATGAACTCGGCGTCTAATACGCGAATAAGAACAAAGAATTATATCCCGGTCGTTCCCGGAAAGACATATTATATACATGCTTTTCCTACGGTTAGCGGGAAAATCACGCAAGTATATATATATTTTTACGATAAAGCTGATTATAGCACGAATAAAAAAGACAGGATTGGCTGGCTTCAGCTTCCAACAACATTTACTGTCCCGAACGACTCTATGTATATCAGATTTGGTCTTTCGTATGTGTCCGGGGAAAATGTTAATCCCAGCAATTTCAACCCTGTGTTTCTCTGGCCGAACAACGAAAAAACCAGCATTACCATCTCATGGCAATCCTCAGCCGGGACAGTCTACGGCGGTACGCTGGATGTGACGAGTGGGGTGCTGAAATTAACCCACAGCATAATCACTTCATTTTCTCGTGGGGGAAAAGACTCTTCGGACAAACTTTATATAATTGCGAATAATATAAGTGCAAATGTTCTTGTATATGATCCGAGCGTAATTAGTTCTATGTTTCCTGTTTTGAGCCTTTCTGATGCAAGAGCATCAACCTCTCCTTGCCTTTGCTTGTATGGCACTACATTATACGCCGGAGGCTTTATCGGCAAGGAGTCAGAACTTGATACTATTCTCGCATCTGGAGATTTGCAGGTTGTTTACCCACGTGCCGCCGCTCTCGTCATCCAGCTCGACCCCGTCACCATGACCACCTTGCTCGGCCAGAACAACATCTGGGCAGACACCGGGGATAGCACGGTCGAGTATCCTGCGGATACGAAACTCTATATCGACAAGAAATTAGCCGCCCTTGTAGCGGCACTCAGCTAAAGGAGGAATTAAAATGTACGAATATCTCAAAAGCCTGATTGCCCTTGGCGGCTATAAGCTGGACAACATGGAGAAGACCATCGAACGGCACTTCATCAAGGGCGAAATCACAGAAGCGCAGGAAGTGGAACTGCTCCAGATGGCGGCAGACAACGCCGATGACAATCTCCAGATTGATGTAGCGGCTGTTCTTGCCGACCTTGAGAAGCGCATCGAAGTCCTCGAAGCCGCTGGCGTAGTAGTATGGACTCAGGGCCATGTGACCGCACAGGGCGAAACCGTCCTCTACGATGTTATCAAAGAAGGACATTACCGCTACTGCCGTTATGACGGCGGCAGAGCATCGACCAGTCTCAGCCCCGGCAAGATTAACGGCTGGGTGGTTCTCTCCGGTGCTGGCGGCGAAGTGACCCACAGCATCGAGAAGGACAGCGAGGGCAACATCATCCTCGTCCCGGTCAACACCGAGTCTGTCAACGAGTAAAAGGAAGTCATCATGATTTCTGCATGGCATCTTCTCTGGATTGTCCCGATCAGTGCAATGGTCGGGGCAGTCCTGATGGCGGTTGTTAGCAACAGTAAGTAACGTAAAGCGGACTTGCCGTGACGGAATAGGTAGACGGGTTAGCGGGAGATAGCCACGAAAGCGGAGGTTACGTTACCGCTTGAGAACAAGGACGAAAGTCATGCGACCCGACATCTTCGAAAAGGCTATCATGAAAGGTGCAAATCCTTTCCGGCAAGTTATTTAAAGCAGACCTTTTTATGCTACCCGACATTACTGGTCACACCGAAGAACACAAAAAAAGAGGGGCATCAAAAGCCCCTCTCGGAAAGCCAAGGTTCAAGAGCCTTGCGGATCGCCCAGCTTTTGTCTCTCTCGTCTGATTCGCAGTACTTTTCAAGACGGTCATACAAATCAGGCGGCATAGAGATTCCGAACTTGACGAATTTCGGTTTTGGCTCATCCCCATATCTTGGCCTTCCTCTGTCGGTTTTACCTTCTCGCATTGGTATCACCTCGGAACTATATTACCACAAATGTCAATAGGAGAACGAGCAATGTGTCGAAAAAAGTACCTCTTCCATGTCACGAAGCCTCAATATGTCGAAGACATAATCAAAAATGGCATAAGACGGTCTATGGGAACGAGGACAACGTGTTGTGTTTATTTGTCTGAAAATCCTTTGTCTTGGTACGAACCCGGACTTGAAATACTTCGTGTCGATATAACCGGGCTGTCTAAAATAAAGGCGAACACATGGCTACCAGATAGCGATGAAATAATTTTTTGGGGAGATATACCTGCTTGGAAACTGACGAAGAACGGTTTCAAACAGAGAATTACTTGTGTAACAGACAAATATATCAAGGGAAGGAAAACGGCATGAAACCAAAAACTTATTGTGAAAAATGGCCTGTTGGATGTAAGTCTTGTGATTTGCTGTTGTGTAATGGAAAAAAAGACATGGATGACCATTTTCGTGGCGTCACGAAAATGATAGGGCAACAAAAAAAAGACGGGCGAACCCGTCTTGTAAGGGGTGGAATTGAACCACCATCCTGCGGAGTGGTTATGGGTTTTCCTCTAACGGCATTACTCCTCGTCAGGAGAGCCGCCACCGTCTTCTCCACCGCTCTTCCGGTGAGCTTCACTTACAAGAGCATTATATCAAAAGAGAAGCTCATTTGCAACAAAGAAATGAGGTGGTTTAAAGGTGTTTTACGGTAAAACCCGGAAAGGCCAGTAATTACTGGGCTTTCAGCGTAGCAAATTTTGAACGCAGACCTTACACCATTTGCGGAAACCATGACTGTCCTCCCTCCAGGGCATCCGTGATAGTCGGATTTTGAAATGAAAGTAGGTGAACCCCGTGATTACCAGAGAAGAACTGGAAGAATTTATCGAGGGCATGATAGGCGGTGAACGAACATGAGTTATTATCAGACTATCTACAACAGACTACGGAAGCATGGTCTTACCCAGGCGGGTGCGCTCGGTATGCTGGGTAACTTCGATTGCGAGAGCAACTGTGAACCGAATCGGCTGCAAGGGGACTTCTCCCCGTATCGGAGCGCCAGCAAGCAGTATG